AAAGTAGCTGGAGTAATAGTACCATCACCACCATCAGCTTTCATCACAATGATTTTAATTTGTCCAACAGTTCCATCAGCAAGAGTATATGCATCAGCAGCAGTTGTTGTAACTTCTGTTACACCAGTAACCACATCAATTGCACCAGCACCACTAATTGTTTGTACACTTGTCTTCAAGTCTGCAAGAGTTTTGTTAGTAAGAATATCAGCAGATACTTTACTTACCAATGTAGAACTTGCACCAGCAGGAAGTAAACTTGTATTAGTTACTGCCGCACTATGTGGTTGTGGTTTGATTGTTTGTCCGTGTGAGTTCGCATGACAGTTAAGTTGAATCTGTCCTTCAACTGCTGAACCGTCACCTTTGATTTCTACAATTTGTGTTGCAGTATCAACTGTAAGATTTCCAGCTGAATTCTGAATTTCTCCAGTAGTCAAAGTTGTAATAGTCTGCGAAGTTGCAGTGCCACCAACAACACCATTTATAGATGGTGCAGTCAGTGTTTTATTTGTAAGTGTATCAGTACTTGTTTCTGTAACAACTGATGCGCCATCACTCAAGTCTGTACTTGCGATTGTAATAGGTGAACTACCGTCAAATGCTTGTCCAGCAATATTGACTGATGCAGCAAGAGCAGTTGCTGTTGCAGCGTTACCTGTCACGTTACCTGTCAACGAACCAGTAATTGTTTTATTAGTTAGTGTCTCTGATCCAGTTAGCGTGACAAAACTGTCAGATGAAAGAGTAGTACCATCACCGAGTTTGGTGTAGATTTCTACGAAGTTGGCGTTAAGTTTTCCTGCTCCGCTACGGAGGTCATCACCTGTTCCGTCATTCGCACTAGTCCCACGCCCGATTGCTTGATATGCCATTTGGGGTTTCTCCTATTAATTCCTATAGTTATTTATACGTCTTATTCTACTGGGCATCAAATGTTTCTGAGGAATTATCAAAAGAACTTCCTAAAGAAGAGAACAATACGAATGCGCCAGTTCCAGTGTTTGAGTCTACGTCAAACTTAGTTGTTGTTGTGTCGAAAGATGTACCATCCTCATCAAATGAAGTTGCGTACCTACCTTCAGTATCCCTAGTGTTTCCACTCTCATCAAACCTAGTAATATCATCATCGAATGAAACAAAGTCATTATCAAATGCATTTGTCAATCCCTCTCTACTTATATGTATCTCAGATGGAGGCATAAAGTTAATTCGTTTAGTGAATGCAGAAGCAGGAATTGTTCCGTCTGCAAGACATATTTCACGAATACCTATGTATCCAATCTGTGCAAGAGTGTATTGATCACGAGATTTATTTGAACCAGTAGTTGCAATTCTACCACTTGGATCACGATGATTTGGTATAACTGCATTTGAACTTGTGGGGTTTACAGAGAATGCATAGTGTGCCACGTTCTCCATTGTTGGGCCTGCAAGGAATCTCGCACCCCTTCCTATGTTCATACTAACTTTAACGTCTGATGTTAATGTAACATCTCTTCCGTCTGGTAAATCAGATAGTTCTCCATATCCAGTTACAGGAGCAGAGACTAATGATGCATTTGTTACAGTACCCAAACGTCTTCCGAAGATTGTAGTAAACAAGTTCGTGAATGTAGATGCAAGTTCTGGAGAGAATGTATCATCACCAATAAAGTCACTAATTCCACCAGCAGCAGGAACTTGAATAGTTGCAGATACTTGAGATGCAAAAGATACTTCACCGAATACGTTCCAACCAGCTGGGTGAACTGAACGGCGAATTGAATCTCTCCATTGGTTAATGGACTCACCAACACGAACAACGTATGAGTAATCTTGATAGTAATAACTATCTTGAACCTTCATACTCTCTACAGATACCTTACCTCTTTCAGATTGGAAATCACCAACTGTAGTACCAACTGTTCCAATCTCAACCACACTAGTTGCAAAATCACTTTGTACGATAGTACAAGTAGCGCCAGTAATTGTAGTTAGAACATCACCTTCATCTAAGGTTACAGCAGTATTTACTTTTAATAAGTTTCTAGTTGTATCAAAGTTTACGATTGTACCAACGTGACTTGTTAATGTATCACCGGCAGAGAATGTTCCAGAGAAATCTTTAATGATAAAGTTTCTATTGAATTGAGCTGTAGGAACTGTAGTATAATTCAAACCAAAGTTTGTTATGGAAACATCACCGACTGCACCAATCTTAGGCGCTACGGTAGAACATGCATAAAGTTCTGCACCCGAACCAGTTGAAGAAGAGACTGTAACAGTAGGAGTCTTTAAGAATCCATTACCACTATTAGAAATATCAACCTTCGTGATTTGTCCACGTTCAGCTGAAACTCCCAAGTCTACAAATGTCTGTGGTTCCAGAATAATCTGAGTACCATCTTCTAGTACAAGGTTGTCTAACTCACCTACAGTTTGTTCAAGTGTTGCAAAGAAAATATCTGCATCTTCTCTAAGAAGTTGCTTACCATCTTCCATAATAATATCACCAGTAAGGTCTTGTGTAGTACCTTCTTCTAGTGCATATTCTAATGCAGACTTTTCAGTTAATAGTAAACCACTATCTTCTAATACAATGTTATCGCCGTCTGCAAGTAATACATAGGAATTCCCTAATGTACTATCTTCCATTTCAAAATTATCATTTTGAATTGTTAATAGATGCTGATTGTCTTCAGTAACAATTGAGTCTGGGGATGTGTCTGGTTCTAAACTAAGTCCACCACCAACTACAGCAACCTTTGCAGTAAGACTTGCACCTTCTGTTCCAGTTAGATTGAATACAAGATTATCACCTATAGTATATCCTGTACCACCATCCTCAATTAAAATTTCATTTACTGAACCTGGCAATATAGATTCAATCCTTGCAGTCGCAGCATTATTACCACCAGCACCAATAGTTACAGTATCACCTATACTATAATAAGAACCTCTATTAGTAATATTCTGTCCTGTAACAATACCCTTTACTACACCAGCAATCTCTAAATCTCTTGCAGTGTCAATTGAAGTTATTGTTTCTCCTTCAACAAAAGTTCCAACGATTGAGTTTTCATCAAGACTGAGTTCAGCAATGTCCGTAGCGCCTTCTCTAAACTTAATAACAGTTATAAGAATAGCAGTCGCACCAGAAGTCGAACCAGTTATAAATTCACCAATAGCAGTTGTAAAATCTGAGTTGCCAGTTTCCGTTACACGAATAACTTTGTCAGTAGACCACTCACCATCAGATGAACGTAATAGATTATCTCTTGGATAAAGTATCTCTGGTTCTTCGTTGAAAAGAATTCTAAAGAATAACTTGTGGGCGTCAGCAGTACCTTTGGCTGCATACAAGTCTTTAATACTCTTGATAAGTTTTCTTTTCTCCGTACCTTCTGCTAAGGTATTCGGAATAGACTCCATAAGCGAGTCTCTAAACTTATCAAGAAAACTATAAACTGTATTATCAACATCTGCATATTCTAACATCTGTTGAATGTTTTGTACAGGGTTTGCACGATAGGATACTACGGTTGTTGTTGCACCAGAAGTAGAACCTGTTACCGTCTCTCCAGTTTCAAATCTTTGTTGGGATGTAATGAATAGTCTGTTGTTTGCATCAAAGTCATCAACAAGAACTCTTGCAGTCGCTTTAGATTTAGAACCAACAATAGTTTCACCAGCAACAAACTTACCAGCAGATGATTCTAGAACAACCTTTAATTCTGTTTCATCCAGAATATAATTTTTAGATATTGTTTCTTCTACAACATAATCATTAGAACCAGATACTACCAGTTCACCAGCTTCTAAAAACTCGTAATAGTATTTTAGGAATAAAGAGAATACAGGATGATCTGCCTTGATAAATTCAGGCAGTTGATCTTGTATGTGCGGTGATACTTTATTCTTTAAAGTTGGACTAGTCATTTATAAAACCTTGCTAGTATGTATTCTGTGTTGTAGTATATCCTGTACCAGCAGAAGAACCGCCAGATACAATAATATCAACAGTGCCATCAACTGATGTATTTCCCATATCAATTTCAAGTAATTGATTTCTCACAGATACAATATCATTGGAAGCAGGAAGTATGTCAATTGAAATTGAACTTCCTACAACTGAAGTAATAGTTAAGTCAGTAAGAACAATCTTACCTGTTGCATAATCAATTGTTCCCGCTGTACTGTCAACATAGTTTCTAGTAGTACCACCAACCAAATAGTAAGTTCTAATATTACCAATACCATCATCATCTAAAAATAATGTGTTTGTGTTTGTAGAAATAGTAAACCCTGTGGATGAAGTAATACCACCCATAGCACTATTATGTCCAGTATGCGGATTATATAATGGATTGTTAAAATCAATAACGTATTGTGTAACAGTATTTAATACTGGTGTCAATATTTTATTAAGAGTAATTCTTGTTGAGTTAGATAGTATAGAACCATCAGAAGCATCAATCAACCTAGAAAGTTTTGAATGTCTGAACACAACATCAAAGTTTTGTAAGTCACTTGTATTATAATTGTCTATTGTTGTTCTAACAAGAGACTCAATATCTCCGACAGACTTTGTGGTTGTCTTACTATCAAACTTAAAATCTGTTCTTAGTTTAATCTTTGTAACCTCTGGATTAACAAAGGTAGGACGTATAGATGCAACATTATATTTTTTCAAATCATTTGCAATACTATTCTTTTGAGCTTGTGTTAAGTTAACACCAGACTTAGTTCTTACAGATAGAAACACCTGTCCATAAATTGGTGGATCATTATCTTCACCACCCCACACTTGAACCGATTTAGTTCCAGCATATACTTGAGGAAGAATTGTTTTATAATCTTGTGTAGTTACTGCTCTACCCTGAGATGAATAATCTAAAGGAGCATTAAACTTAATAGAAGAAATAGTTTCTGATTCAGCACCACCTCGTGCTGCAATCAAAGTAGCTACAGTTACATCTGTCTCACCATCAACAGAAGTTGTGGAGAAAGTATTTGCACCGTTTGCTTTTGTTTTATTTGTTACAATGTATTGTAGTTGGACAATGTTGCCATTTGAAATTGCACTACCAACAACACCATCCCCAAAGTAAACTTCAAATCTTCCGTCACTGCCTTCTTGAAGAAAGTATACATTAGCACCAGAAGTTACTTGAGTAATATCAGTTGCAAGAGTATATACAGTAGTTGTTACATCACTCGCTGAATTTTGTACAGATACATTTAGAGTTGTAGTATCTCCACGAACATCAGATATTAAAAACTTCTGTTCAATATTATTTAAGTCAACAGTATATCTAGAAGTAATAAGAGTGCCTTCGTATACTGGAATGTTTGCAAATCTCATCACACCGTTTGATGGTGTTACAGATACATCATCGTTAGTAACAAATCCATATGTACTTCCATCTACCTTAGTTGTGAACCGTGTACCTTTAGCAAGAGTTGCACTAATTGCTGATGAAGAGTTTAATGTTACGTCAACGTATGCAACAGGAGCTCGACATGAACGAGGAGTGTATCCCAATTTCTTTGCATGAGATACAACAGAAGAGCGAAGGGTTGCACTATCTAAGAAAGATTCGTTCATTGCAAAGTTGGCATTCATTGCAAGGTAATGTGTATTGTACGCAAGTAGATCAATGATTTGAGATAAACCAGAACCTTCAAAGTTATAGTCCGTAAAC